CAAGAGGTTAAAACAATGGCTAATAAATTATTACAGCCTACTGATTGGTATGGAATAAGATTGGCAATTAAAGGAATAGAAATTCCACAAGATGTAACAGATGCAAGAGACGAAATATTAAGAAAGTCTGACATTGCAGAAGTAGAAATTGACAACCTAACTACAATCGCAGAAGTACTTAAATACAATATTGTTTTAGTAGAGCCTATTGATATATTAGGAGACTTAGTATAACCATAAAAAATTGATATGAATAATAGATTAATCAACACTAAAGTTGCAGGTGGTGGCGGAGGTTGTACAGATATAGTAGATAATTACGACCCATTTGGAGGTAGTGGTGTAGCTTTATATCAATTAAATGGAGATGCTACTGATGAGAGTGGGAACTATGATGGTACTGCTACGAATGTTACTTATGGTACAGGTGTATTTGGTCAAGCAGGTGTTTTTAATGGGAGTAGTAGTTATATATCAACAGGAATACAAACATCAAGTAACGATGTAAATTCTTATTCTTTTTGGTTTAAAACAAGCGGAAATGTAAGTGATGGAATATTTTTTGATAAAAATGATCCAACAGGCACTACTTATGGTTTTAGAAGATGTTCAATTGATTCAACAGGTAGAGTGTATGTAGCCGCTTGGGGTGGTTCTGGTAATTGGGTAATATCTTCAACAGGATATGACGATAATCAATGGCATCACGTTGTAGTTACTTTTAATTACCCTACAAAACAACTATATATAGATGGTCAATTAATAGGCAGTACTTCAAGTGTATTAGGCACTACGCCTTCTACAAATCCTATTGTTATAGGAGCAAGATATGATGGATTGTATTCGCTTGACGGCTCAATAGACCAATTTAGAATATTTAACGAAGCATTAACCCCTTTAGAAGTAGAAGCATTATACACAGAAGAACTATGTATTTGTGATGGTACAGTAGATACTTTAGACATATTAGGAGACGGTTCTTGTATAGCTACATACCCACTTGATGGCAATGCTAATGATTTAAGCGGTAATTATAGTGGAACGCCTACTAATGTTTCTTATGGCGTAGGAGAGTTTGATTTGGCTGCTAAATTTGTAAATGTATCAGGCACACATATTCAAACATCACTACCAAATAACGATATAGAAGGTATTTCTTTTTGGGTTTATTTTGAAAGTGGAGTTACAGTAGGTAGACCTTTTGGCTCAACAGTAAGTTCAGGTAGTGGTAATTTATCTATTGAGTTATTACCCGATGGTAGTATGAACGCACAAATACAAAATTTATACGAATATACTTCAGCAGGTGCATTAGGTGCAACAGGTTGGAAACATATTGTTTATGGTACTGATAGAAATTTATACATAAATGGAAGTTTAATTTCAACAAGCGGTTTAACGCAGTCCTTTCCATCTTCAAATATGTTAATTGGGGCTTCAAGGCTTAATTATGGTTCATTTGCAGGATTAGTAGACCAAGTAAGAATCTTTAACAAAGCCTTATCCGCAGGAGAGGTTACTACATTATACAATGAAACTGCTTGTACAGTTAATAGAGACGATGTAGATGGTAAATACCAAAGTATAGCTACTTTTTATGACAATATATACATATCAACAGACTTTGGAGATAAATTATTTCAAAAAGGAGATGGTTTTGAATATAATGATATAAGTATTTCTAAAAATGGAGTATATCAAACTGCAATAGTAAGAACTAATACAGGCAACGATTATATTTGGGTATCTTCTGATTATGGAAATACATTTGTTCAAAAAGGATTGAAAACAAACTACATAGGTGTTGGTGTAAATTATACAGGTCAATATCAAACTGCGGTAAGAGCTCCAGGAACAATTCAAATATCTTCAGATTATGGTCAAACTTGGACTGAAACAGGAACTTTAACTGGAAATTATTCAAAAGTTGCATTATCTGGAACAGGACAATATCAAATTTCAGGTAATAGATATGGAGCAAATATGACAAAGTCTATTGATTTTGGAGTTACTTGGGATTCAATACCTATTAGCCAAAGTTGGTGGGGACACGCAATATCTGAAACAGGACAGTATATGTTGTCCGTAGCAAGATTTGCAAATATTTATTTATCTACTGATTATGGAGTTACTTGGAATACGAAAGCAACTTCAAGAGATTGGAGAGGTTGTGGAATGTCTTTTGACGGTCAATATCAAACCGCAACATCTGCTGATGGAGTTTTTAGGTCTACTGATTATGGTAATACTTGGAACGCAACAAGTTTAGGAATAGCTGATTGGGGTGCGTGTGCAGTTTCTTATAGTGGACAATATCAAATGGTTTCAAAATATACCGAACTTTATTATTCATCTGATTATGGAGTTACTTGGAGCGTTAGGTTGTCAAGCACAACTGTTAGCGGAATATCAATAAGTTAATTAAATAAAAGGGGGTGTAAAAGCCCCCATTTAAGGCTATGGACAATAAAATATCATTCATTAGTGGCTATGAAATTTAACAAGTTAAATTTTTGGGTTTAAATTTACTGCCCTTAAACGGTTACTAAAAATATATTATCTTTACAAAAAATATTAATACACACAATTTTAAAATATAAATATGGCAACAACAGGAGTATTTAACGGAACAGATTTACTGCTTCAAGTGGAAGGGTCTACAATAGGACACACAACGTCTTGTACTTTGACTATTTCGCACGACTTACCAGAAGCTACTACTAAAGATAGCGCTGGTTGGCAAGAGGTTATTTCGGGCGTAAGGTCTGGAGAAATTTCTTTTGAAGGTCTAGTAGATTATAGCGACGACGCTAACGCAATTGAATTAGCAGATTACATTATTAACAGAACGATTGTTACTTGCGTATTTGGAACGGCTGCTAGTGGCGATGCTATTTACACCGCAGAAGGTTACATTTCAAGCGTTGAGCAATCTGCTGAAATGGAAAGCCCTGTTTCATACAGTGGTTCAATTACCTTAACAGGTGCTATTGTTAAGTCTTTAAACGCTTAATAATATTTTTTACTGAAATTATAAGGGGCCAAAGCGGCCCCTATACTTCTTAACAATTTAACTAAAGGGAAAATGGTAAATAAAAAAAGAGGTTATTACTCGCTAAGTATTGGCGGGAAACAACGAACACTTCACTTTTCAATGAATTTTTGGGCGGCCTTTACGGACGAACTTAATATTTCAATTGGCGAAATCGACAAAGTATTTTCAGATACATTAAACCTTAATATGATTAGGGCTTTAGTATATGCTGGTTTATTAGCGTATGACCAAGAGGAGGGCAACGAAATAGATTATAATTTATTTAAAGTTGGCGCCTGGTTAGACGATGTAAACACCGACCAATTTAATGATATGCTTAACACGCTAACCGAAAGCAGGTTGTTAGGTAATGATTTAAACGGCGGAATAGCTAGAAACGCTAAACCAACTAGCAAAGCAGTGCCAAAAAAGTAGCGGCTTCCTTAACCTGGGACGATTTAACGGACTACTATATAGGGCAAGCTGGTATAAAGCCGGCAGAGTTTTGGAAGCATACTTGGAAGGAAAACGCTCTATTAGGCGAAAGCTGGCAAATTAATGTAAACTTAAATTGGGAACAGACTAGGTTTTTAGCTTCTATGGTATATAACACAAACGTTAGTAAAAAACGCGACCTTATAACCCCGGACAAGCTATTTAAACTACCCCAGGACGCTTATAATAAACCCAGTGGGCCTAAGTCCACTAAAACAGAATTTGAAGCGTTTAAAGAGCGCGCAAACAAGGCACTTAAATAAGTGTCTTTTTTTGGTTATTTTTGTAAGTAAATAAAATTATATGGCAGCTAATGAATTAAAGGTATTATTAACAGGGGACGCCTCTAGGTTAAGCGCCTCGTTAAATACCGCAAGTTCAAGATTAAAAAGTTTTGGAAACAATGTAAAAAGCATAGGTTCAAGCCTTCAAAGATTTTCATTACCATTAGCATTGGCTGGAGGTGCTGCCGTTAAAATGGGCGCAGACTTCGATAAGTCGATGACCCAAATAAAATCATTAGTAGGAGTGGCAAGCGCAGAAGTTGATAAGATGGGCGCCGCTGCTAGAAATATGGCTGTAAATACTGGTAAAAGCAGTACGGAAGCCGCAGACGCTTTGTTTTTTATTACTTCGGCAGGTTTAAGAGGTTCGGAAGCTATGGACGTTTTAAACGCGTCGCTTCAAGCCGCAGCCGTAGGTTTAGGCGAAACTAAAACAGTAGCCGACTTAGCAACGTCTGCAATGAACGCATACGGTTCTAATGTATTAAGCGCAACCGATGCGACCGATGTAATGGTTGCCGCAGTTCGTGAAGGTAAACTGGAAGCTACTGAATTGGCAGGTTCAATGGGTAGGGTTTTACCTATTGCCAGCGCTATGGGTGTTAATTTTAACGAAGTAGGTGCTGCATTTGCTGCACTATCTAGGACAGGAACAAACGCCGCAGAAGCCGCTACGCAAGTAAGGGGTATATTCTCTAGTTTATTAAAACCTACAACAGACGCCGAAGCTGCTTTATCTGAAATGGGGCTATCTAGTGCGGGCCTTAGAAAGTCATTAAAAGAAGATGGACTACTAGCTACTTTAGAAATACTTAAAGCTAATTTTGAAGGCAACGATACTGCCGCTCAAAGGGTGTTTGGTAATGTTAGGGCGCTATCCGGGGTAATGGATTTACTAGGCGCTAACGTAGGTACTACTAGGCAGATTTTTGAAAATATGAATAA